GGCACCGGCAGTGCTCCGACTGTGTACTATGAGCCTGCCAGCACGCCCAAGAATGCAGGACTGGGCTATATGCGTGTGCGCCGGAAGAATGGCGTGACGCGGTACCAGGCCATCTGGGTATTTGACACCATCTTCGGACCCGAGTCCGAGGCCAGCCAGACCAAGGGTGAGTCTATCGAATGGCAGACTCCTACTGTCAACGGCACCTGCCTTGCGCATCTGGTCACGGACGTGGATCCGTCCGAACCCATGTTTCGTAAGATCGCGGTTTTTGACACGGCCGCTGCTGCCATTGCATGGCTGGATCAGCAGGCTGGGATCTAAAAACTTAACGCCCAGGGGCCTGCGTGCTCCTGGGCACATTTTTGGAGGTATGGCTTAATGGCTCACACAATTAAGATTGCGAAAAAGGAATTCCCCCTGGCTTTTACCATGGGCACACTGGAATTGCTTGAGGAGCGCATTCCTGGCTTTGACCTGACGAAGGTGGATGACACGCTGCGCGGCACCAAGGGTCTGATGGACGTACTGTACTGCCTGATGCAGGAGGGCGCGATCCTGGAGACCGGCAAGGACCTGACGGTGGATCGCAAATGGCTGGGAGCACATTGCAAGGCTTCCGGTGAATGGATCGCCATGGCGCACACAGCGATCGTGGATGCGATGGTCGCCGGCATGACCATGGAAGCGGATGAGGATGACCCTGACCACGAGGTCGATGTCACCTTGGAACAGCTTAAAAAAAACGACAGCAAGGCCGACTGACGTATCGGCAGATGCTGGCTTACGGCCTGATTGCAGGCCTGACGGTGCCGGATATGCAGCACATGCTCCCAGGCATGGTGCTGGATCTTTTTGTGTACCGCCGGCAGTACGATGATGTGGAACATAGAATCGTCCGGAAGAAAGAGCAGATTTATGACTGATTGAGAGGTGGTGACCGGAATGGCCGGAAGCGTTGTAGACATGAAAGCTCGTTTTGGGCTCGAGGGCGACCAGAAATTCCGCCAGGGCATGAAGGAAGCCGCCAACGCAATCAAGGTTTTGAATTCCGAGCAGAAGTTGGCCAAGGCCACGTTTAAGCAGACTGGTGACGCGCAGAAGTATGCGGCTCAACAGGCGGAAATTCTGAAAAAGAAAATTGAAGAGCAGAAAAAGGCCATCAAAGCTGCAGAAGATGCCATCAAAACCATGACCAATAATGGCATCAAAGAAAATGACCGCGTCATGCAGCAGTGGCAGACCAAGCTCAACGATGCCAGGACCAGCCTGACCAATATGGAGACGGAGCTACAGCAGCTGACAGACACGTCCCAGGAAGCCGCGCAGGGCACGGAGCAGCTCGGAGACAGCCTGGAGCATCTGGACAAGACGGCCAGCATCCAGGCCGTGACCAATGCGCTCAATGGCATGGCGAATACCATTGGCGCGGCCATCGGTAAGGTCAAGGACCTGGCTGTGGGCCTTGTGGGTGAGCTTCGCGAAGCCGCTTCCTGGGCTGACGACCTGGCCACACAGGCACTGATGTGGAACCTGAGCCCTGAAGAGCTTCAGCGTATGCGTATGACGGCGGACCTGATTGACACGCCGGTGGACGCGATCCTTAATGCCCAGGCGCGGTTCAAGCGCAACATTGCATCCGACTCGAAAGAGACGCGCAGCATTTTCCAGATGCTCGGCATATACACTGACAAATACGAATATGGTGTTTTCGAGGATTCCGTGGATCTCTTCTGGCAGGCCGGCGATGCCATCATGAGGATGGGCAATGCCTATCAGCAGGAAGAATATGCCCAGAAAATTTTTGGACGTTCCTGGCATGAATTGATTCCGCTTTTCAAAGCTGGGCGCGAAGAGTATGAGAAAACCATGGCTGCTCAGCAGGTCGTTTCTGACGAGAATGTCGGCAAGTTGACCGAGCTGGACGATGCGCTGCAAACCCTCCAGAATCGCTTTGAGGTCATGCAGAACACGGTCCTGGCTGAGATCTCGCCTACTCTGAAAGAGCTGGCGGAGAAGCTGAGCGGATTTCTGAAGGAACTCAACGATTACCTGGCATCCGAAGAAGGTAAAGCAGCTCTGCAGAGCCTCAGCGATGCCATCCATGGGCTCTTTGAGGACCTGCTGGCCATTGAGCCGGAGGATGTCTTCAAGGGCGTGCAGGACGGGCTGAATAAGGTCAAAGAAGCCCTCGAGTGGATCAAAAATAACAAGGATGACGTGGTAAAGGCCATTAAGGGCGTTGTGATTGCATGGGGAGGCCTCAAAGTTTCTGCGGCTGTTGGTCAGCTGCTCCAGCTGATTAATGGCCTGAAGGGCTTGACCGGCTCTGAAGGCAGGACGCTCAAGCGAGTCCTCGAAGACGCATTTTCCGGCACGGGTTCCGGGAAAGGTGGCACGCCTGTCAGCTCCGGAGGCACTCCTACCGCAAAAGGTGCGGAAGGCACCAGCACCAATCCTGGCTGGTTTACCGGGCTTGTCACGAAGATCACGGAAGCGGACCTGGCTTTCAAGGCACTTCCGGCGGCGGCTGTTGCAGCCATCACCGGAGCCATGGCGGCCTATACGAGCCAAAAGGCCGTGGAACGCGACTATGGCGAGTATAACGAGGTCCGGGAAGCCATGACTGGCACTGCGGCAGATGTGGAAACCTTTGGCCAGTCTGTCGTGGATGCGCAGAAGGCTATCGAACGGTTCTCGAGCATTGACAACGAAGAAGGTACCCAGCCGCTGCGTGATTACATTGCGCAGAACGAAGAAGGCGTCCGTTCCGCCACAGCTGGTGCAGACATCTGGGCCAGAGTGGAGGAAGCGGCAAGGACTGCCGGCAAGACTACTCAGGAAGTCATTCAGTCCGGCAACATTACAGCCACGGCTGAAGAGTGGCTGCGCGTGCTGACGGATTACATTGCGCAGGCTGGACAAAAGAAAGAGGAAGCCCAGGAAGCTGGTGCGCAGATCCCTGAAGGTACGGCCGAAGGCATCGAGGAAGGCACTTCCACAGCCACGACGGCAGTGGATACCATGAACGCTGAGGTAGAGTCCACTGCCCAGGCGGCAGCTGATACGCTGGCCGCAGCTGGTGAATCTACCGGTGCGGCTCTGGGTGATGGCATGGCCAGAGGCATTGACTCCAAGGTGGGCGTAGTGTCGGCGGCGGCTCAGCGGCTTGCCGGCGCGGCATCCAAGGTCGTCAATCAGGTACTGCAGGTACACAGCCCTTCCCGCGTTTTCGCGCAGATCGGTGCTTACGTTGGCATGGGATTTGCGGAAGGTATTGAGTCCCAGATCAGTACGGTACAGATGGCAGCTCAGCACATGGCTGGCGCGGCCATGGTACAGCCCCAGAGCGGTGTTGCCGGATTTGGGAACAGCGGCAGGGGCATGGTGGACGTGACGCTGATGCTTGGCCCTGAGCAGCTCACGGAGGTTCTGGTGCCGCTCGTGAATGACGGCATCGGACAGCAGCTTGCATTAGAGCGGAGGTGACAGGATGGCAAGGCATATTGAGGTATGGATGGACGGGGTCCGGCTCACCAGTGTGGGAGCCATCCTGATCCAGGACGTGGAGGAGTCTCCGGCTGAGCTGGAGCTTACCTATGGCACGCGCCTGATCCGGGCCGGGCAGGACCTGACTGTCAACCGGCGGAAGAGCCTGCGTGTGACAATCACGTTTGTGATCCGCGAGCTTTTCGACCTCGCAAAGCGTAACCTGATCCTCCAGGCGGTAAATGCCTGGGCATCCGGATCTATTCTGGAGCTGTCAAATCATCCCGGCCAGCGGCTCCGCGTGCACTGCCGGTCTTACGCTTCCCTGGGCACTGTGCGCAATTATGCGACAGAGATCAAATTGGAATTTGAAGCCGATGAGGTGCCCTACTGGGAGGAGCTGCTTCCGGTGACCGCTCAGGGCTCCGGGACTTCCGGCACACTGACGCTCCTGGTTCCGGGATCGACTCTGGTGCCGATGGACTTCCGCTTTGTGCCTTCCGGCGGTGCCCTGGCATCCCTGACCGTGACAGCGGCCTGTGCCGGTGTGTCCAAGCAGATTGTGCTGTCAGGCATGTCTGTGGGATCAGGCTCTGCAGTGGATCTGAAGGTGGATGCCTCGGACCGTTTCGGCATTGTGTCCGGGAGCTATAACCTGCTCCAGTACAGGACCATCTCATCCGATGACGATCTGACGGTGCCTGCCGGACTGGTGACCGTGGCATGGTCGGCCAGCAGAACTGGCACAGCAACAGTGACAGCGCGTGGGAGGTGGATCTGATGGTCAAGCGTCCGGTCCTCCTGGACTCTCAGCTGAGGGATACCAGCATTCTGTATCCCACGAAAGCCACGCTGACACTTAATATGACCGGGCCGTCTGAGTGCACCCTGACACTTCCGAAAGACGCGCCCAGGATCGATATGCATGCCTGGGTCAAGGTTTTCAACCAGAATGGCTTTGTGGGCGTTTTCCGGCGGACCAGCTCCAGCCACAATGCTCCGCTGGACGTGACAGTGCAGCTCCGGCACGGTATCGATATTCTGCAGGACAGCCTCTGGCAGGAAGAGACGGAATTCACCGGGAGCACCGGAGAATTCATTACGGCCATCCTGGATCATCAGACAGCCCTGGTCAACAACCAGAAACCGTGGGTGCTGGCCAGCTGCGCGGATACCACGCAGATCGAAGAAAAGAAAATCTCCTATAACAATCTCTGGGACTTGCTCCGAAGCCTTGAGGACGAGTCCGGAGATTATTATTTTACCTACGACCAGAGCGTTTTTCCGTGGCGGCTGAGCTATGTCCTGAAAGACAACACGCCCATGTCGGAGTTCCGGCTGAGCCGGAATCTCACGCGGATCCGGATCAATGAAAATGATTCGGAGTTGTGTACCAGACTGATCCTGAACGTTAATCAAATGCAGACCATCACGGATCCGGATGCGGGCGACAGTCGCGAGGAAAACCAGTCCACAAAAATCGTCTACAATAACACATCCGCACAGGCCGTCTACGGCATTGTGACCAAAACCACTGATATCGACCTTAAGGATCATCCCGAAGGCGCGGC